AATACATTGAATCCGGTTAATAGTGTTATCAATCCACAAACTAAAGGCCCAAGTCATGGCTTACCAGTTGCTGCCAATGGACAACGTTATTTAATTGTAGAAGACATGCCAGAATCGTCTGATGCTTGGGGGACAGTAAGTGCCAAGGCTAACGATATCATACAATACTATAGTAATACTGGTACATGGAATGTTAGCTTTGACAGCACAACTACTACGACTCAGTATGTTACTAACCTAACCAGTCAAATTCAATATAGATACTCAAATGGTGTATGGGTTAAATCATTTGAAGGTTGGTACGATCAAGGGGATTATTCTATCGTCATCTAATACTGTGATAAATCATAGTATGAAAGACAATATAGCAGCCGGTATCTTTTTCTACGCAAGTGATACCAAAAGATTCTTATACCTACTACGCAACGATAATAAGAACCCAGGTAACTGGGGAATACCCGGCGGCAAGATAGAACTTAACGAAACACTATTTGAAGGTGTTGAGAGAGAATGTATGGAAGAAATTGCATACTTTCCAAAAGGTGCTAAACTAATTCCCATTCAAAAATTCATAAACAATACTTTCACGTATCATACTTTCTTTTGCAAAGTTGACAATGAATTTGTGCCAGTACTAAATGAAGAACACTGTGGTTATGCATGGACTGACTATGAACACTACCCCAAGCCAATGCATCCAGGATTATTCAACACAGTAAACTTTGATGTTGTGCAAGAAAAATTAAAGAAACTCATAAAAAAAGCCGCTTAATGCGGCTTTTTTGTTTATTGCAGTAACGTATTAAATGTTTTCAACTCGTAGAGTTTGACCTGCAACCGGAGAATTAAAAGACCAAGGCACAGATGCACCTGTAGCAAATTGTGATCCTGTACCACGTGTTACTGTAACTTTATGTGCAGTAATTTTTGTTACAAAATATGTACCGCCTGCACTGTCAGTAGCAGTAATAGTCATTTCACCTTCTGCTGAAACTGCACTAGATTTCAATTTACAGATAGCTGTACCATCTGCTGTTTTAACTTTGAATCTACGTGCACCGACTTGACGAACGATATCGCCAATTTTAGAACCATTGTCATCAGTATTAGCATAAATGACAATAGCATTTTCTTGGTTAGTTGCAGAACCAACATTACCTGTATCAGTAGTCAACAAAATTGTGCCTGCTGGTACTGTGCCAGCCGCACTGTTTGCTAGTGTAACTGTGATTGTTTCACCACCACCGTAACCAGAACCTTTTTCATTAATAACTGTGTTAACAATTTGTAAAAAGATATCAACTTGGAAAGTTGCAGCCGAACCAGTGCCTGTAACTTTAGTAATATTAACAGTCTGCAAGTCTGTAATTAATGTTGTTGTTGAACCACGAGTAGTTACTGTAAATGTTGCATTTGTGGCTGCTGTTGAAGCAACTGTAATTACTGAACCGGGGATGCCGGCGTATGTATAAGTATCGCCAACTACTAGTCCTGTTTTTCCTGCGCCAGTTGTTACGGCTTGAATACCAAAGTAGTTTGTCCAAGTTGCTTGTACGCCACCTGGTAAACTTGGTGCTGGTAATTGTAAACCTGCTAACGGAGCGGCTGCGCCACCTGCTGTTGATAACCATGAACCATAGTTAGACCAATTGATTGATGCAATGCCTTCGGCACCGATACCATTATCACTGTCGCCTGTAGTACCGATGTTACGGTTACCGAAATATTTTTGATTTAAACTGCGTGCCATTTGTTTTTCCTTTATGTAATGACCGTTCTAGGGCCTACGCTGTGGACATACAGCATAAGTTAAATGAACAATGTATTTATCTTAGAACGCTGAAAGGGCAACACGCTTCCATACGTTTGTAGAAGTACAGACATATATGTAGTTAGCGTCCCAGCAAATTTGTCCCGGCGTACCAGTACTACTACTAGTTTGTGTAGTAATATTTGATTTGAATAATGACCCAACTTCAATAGCGCCAACTGTTGTTAATTTGCCAACGTTTAGTGTATTAGTGCTTGCATTATATGTGAAGTCACTTTCAGATGAAACAACGTTTCCGGTGGGTGAAGTATATAATACTGCATTAGATGATGTTGATAGTAATGTTAAATTTGAACCGGTGATGCCATCAAAGGTAACACTTGATGTGTTAGCAACATCTTGACCTATACTTATTTGACCATTAGCCGCATATGTAACACCTGTACCAGCTGAGAAATAACCACGCACTTGAGTAGAATTAGATCCGGTATATGTGAGAGCACCGGTAGCATTATTGTATGATAATGAACTATCACCGGTTGAGGTAACACTTATGCTAGTACGAACATTAGCAACAGCCCATGAAGGTAAAGTATTACTCCAACTAGTAGTTGTTCCATTAGTAGTTAAGAATTTTCCACTAGCTCCGGTTTGATCTGCTACACTCCCGCCTCCACCGCCACCGGATGCTGATGCCCATGAAAGTGTTCCATTACCATCAGTTGACAATACACTACCGCTCGAACCACCGGTGATTATTATATTAGCAACACCACCTAATTTAAGTTTGTTAGTAGCATAATTACCACCGTTACCTAAACGATTGCCTGTCCAATTTACTAAAGTATTTGCCGCAATGCCATCACCATCACCTACAATCAATTGACCAGTGCGAATGTTTTGTATGTTGAATACTGTGTTACCTGCACCTGCAAGAGGGGCAAATACTTTTGTACTTCCAGCACCATTAGCTACCCTGTGATTAAGTAGTGAAACTTCAGTGAGAATTTCAGTTTGAGTATTAAAACTAACGTTGGGGTCGATCGGAACTAATACAGGATCATTTCCAATAAAAACTTGTTGGGTATCAGTTGAAAAACCGATTTCACCAATATCAAGCTGAGGCAAATCTGTGTTTGCCCCGGTTCTGTGTTGGATTTTAGAAATTTGTACAATTGCCATAGTATAGTCTTTATGTGATTATACTATTTATCTTGTACTACAGGAACTGCATATAGTATTGTTCTACACGTTTGAACCAAATATCAGTATATTTGTCAAATTCAGAGCCTTCTAATATAAATTCCTGATAGAGATTATCAGCAGAACACATAAATATCACGCCCTTACGTATCTTTGTACCATGTACTTCATTGTGAGCGTTAGCATAAGCAGTTAGTTGAACAAAGTAATCATCAATCCATTCACGTTTTTTAGGCTTATTTGTTTGTTTATGATCCATGATAGCTTCATCACCATCATGTATTCCACATAAATCAGTGGTGCCTGCATAAATCTTCGGGAAATATAACGGAACTTCTGTTCCCCAGTATTCATTACACTTGACAAGTCCCTGAGTAATAATAGACTGAGCCATTTGATGACTTTGAATACTATATGGATTAGAACCAGGTTCTCCGGTAGCGCCAGTCTTTATATAGTTCTCAAGCCACTTGTGCATACGTGTGCCACGACCAGCAGCCTCAGTGGTAATCTCTTGTGCTTTTTGAACACCTACTCGTTTGCGCCAATTATTAAGTGCTTGTTTAGATTCTTCACTTTTAGTTGCGTCTAAGATAGTAGTAACTGATGGAAGTTTCTCACCATCGGGTGTAGCATATCTACGTTTGCCATCTATTTCTACCCGTTGCATGGGTACATAGTTATATTTGTTTGGATTATACATGATTATAGTCAATTATAGTCAATTATAGTCCTAGTGTCAATCAGATTCGGGGCAACTTGTTTTCCAATAGTTCATACCTAGCTAATTCTCTATTAAATTGTACTATTCCTAATTTAACTAACCTAAACACAATAGCTTCACTCCCTGCGTGTAACTTATTATGCTCTGCGGGAGTCGTTAAAAACAAATTTTCTATGTTGTTATTTGTTTTATCCCCATCAATATGATGAACTATTTCTCCCTTTACCAACCCTCTTTTTAAATAACATTCCATTACATATGTATGTTCTTTAATAGTACCATATCCTTTGCGATAAGGATAGTCCAATCCATAGTACACATCCGGGTACAATTGTTTATCGGTAACTACTATTTTCTTTTTTTCTAAATGTTTTTCTGCCTTAGCAACATAACCATTAATGCTTGCTAATTTCATCTTACCTATTTTAGTAATACATTCTCTACAGTAACTTTTAACACTAGTGTCATATTTACCATTTCTGCATTTGGTAAATTCTGATCCACAATTATCACATCCCCAATGTGTAATTGTTTTACACCTAGTATAATTACTTAATTTTCCAAATTTACTTTTCTTGGTATAAGTATTTGTTTCTTTTGTTTCTTTTATAAACATAATTTATTCTCCTGATAAATATATTTATCACTATGAGAGAAAAAGTAGGTATTTACTATTCGTTTGGATTTTAGATGCGAAAACTAGATCCACATCCACACCTATCACGCTCATTCGGATTTTTAAATTCAAAACCCTCATTTAATCCATTACGCACATAATCAACAGTCATATTTTGTAAGTATACATCATGTTTTAGATCCACTAATACAACAAACTCTGGTTGTGCGTAGTTTATCACAGTTTCGTCATATGAGTATTCATTGACATATTCTAATACATAGGCTAATCCACTACATCCGGTAGTTTTTACACCAATGCGAATGCCTACCCCGCCCCGCTTCTCTAATAATTTTTTTATTTTGTTTTTTGCTGTATCAGTAAAGTTAATCACTGTATTTGCTTCTGCGCCATTTGTTGGCGTATTTTTTCATTTTCATCTTGTGACTGGTCAACTGCTGTGTCTACATCACCTTCTTGACCCTTAAATGTAACAGTGTCATCGCTGACATTGGCAATGATATTACTTAGGGGTTCTTTTTTAACCATGTTAAACAAATCAGCTTTGTCCAAGCTGATTCCGTTTTTGTTCAATATTGTTAAGAACTCGTCAGTAGTCATTGGCTCATTAATGGATTTAAGTTGGTTCGTTACCGCAACCAACTTAACTCTTAACGGATCAGCATCACTGAACTCAAACAAACGCATGTTTAACGCTTTGCACGTCCAACTGATGGCATTGGTTCTTCTGGTTCTTCAGCTGGCAACTCTGCAGGCATTTCTTCACCGCCCATGTCGCCACCTAAATCAGCGCCCATGTCAGCTCCCATATCGTCACCGCCCATATCGCCACCGGCCGGTGCCATTCCACCAAAGCCAGCTCCTTGACCAGTGATGATACCAACTGCTCCTTGCAACCCTGTCTTAGACTGAGTGATAGCTGCCTGTAGTGATGTCAATGCTTCAGAAACTTGGCTACTAAATTGCTCACCCTCGCTTGTACCAAACTCGCTGTTAACACCGTCAACAACTGCTGGTAGTTCTTTAACCAACATATCTGATACTTGCTCAACCATCTTTTGCATTGCGTCAACCATTTCTTGTGCGGCTAAAACAACTTGAGATTTCTCAACTTCTTCATTTTCCACAACAATACGTTGGTTGTACATTGGCATTGTACGTAAATCACCATAGTGATGTGTCAATGCTTGCTCCATGAACACAAGTTTTAAATAAGCAGGATTTTGCTCTCCGCTCATTGACTTAGTTTTAGCTTCTGACATTAGACGCTTTACTTTAGTAAGCATTGTCTTAGTCTCATAAAGACCTAACTTTTCAACATTGAATGTAGTGTTGAAATGTTCTTTTAAAGCCTTTTTGGCTACGGTCGTTGTTTTGTTGTTAAATTCAGTAAGTTTCATAGTTATTCCCAGATTACTAATAAAGTATTTATCATTTCCTAAATTATTTTGAGGAATTTAGTTCAAATTGTCTATACTGCCAAGCCTTACACTTTTCAATATAGTTGTGCAATTCCATAGAAATTAAACGCTTTTTTATTTTATCTTCGTTGATTTTATTAAGATATAATATCCTTTTTTCTATATCTTTAGTCTTTTTACATAAATTCTCATGGACTATCATATTCTGTATAGTTCCTGACAACAGGCTATCCAAATATAATATCCTATCTGAATCATTGAAGTTCTGGCATTTATCTAAAGTAGACCAAGTTACTGCATTTTTTAAGTCCATAAATATGTGTACCGTATGAGTATGTTTCTTTTCAACTTTAAAACCCATATCAGATTTATTAATAAGATATGTCCCAAATAGATTATATCTACCGGCTTCGTCTTGAAATATCATCTTTCTTTCTAATACTGATATTTTTTCCTTATTAAGGATTTTGTTCAATATGTCAAACGTCTTTGGTTCATTGATTTTCATCTGGTATTTCCTCAAAATATATATTGCGCAATTCAGAACTTCCATCTAAAAACGTGGGTAACTTATTCCATTCAGTACCTATTTGGATCATGGGTACTCCCTCGCAATCCGAATACAGATACCCAAAGTCATTTATTCCATCATCAAACACGCTGTGAAAATTCACAGTGAAATCAAATGTCCAACAGGGATGCGGCTCTAAGTCATCTTCAAATAAAAATCCAAACTTATCAAACTCTGAAAAAACTATAGAGAATTGTACTGGATCAGTAATGTTTTCAGGTTGACTTCTCAATGAGATAACTTGTAATATTGTATCAAGATTACATTGTGTATTACGCTGTTTCTGCCATTGTGGCTCGGTATTAATAGAATTTCTTCTATTAGTTACACCAGTTTTAGTAATATCAAAGAGTGTGTAGCATTTAATTTTTAACGACATACACTATTTATAGTGGCAAAAAAGCCCCTGAAATTAGGGGCTTTTTGAATCAAATTAAATTGATTAAGCTAGTTTGAAACCGTTGTTACTAACAGTTGCGCCAGACAAGTCATAACCAGATACAGTGCCTAGAGCACGAATAGCGGCTTGCATTGTAGAAGCAGTCCATGCGCCAACTGGATAGACAGCGATAGACATGTTGTTAGCAGATGCACTTGCTTCTACTTGGTAGAAGTGTGTTGTAGCCAATTGTGTAACACATTGAATAACTGCTTCAACAGCTTCGCCAGTGTCCATTTCGGCAGCTGGGCTAGCACCTAAGTCCATTCCGAAGAACTCTAACTTAGGACCACATACCATTACTGGAACACCAGTAGTTGCGCCACCGGCGCCGTTTAATTGGTCAATTGCAAATACTGGTTTTGTATCGCCGTGAACTCTTGATTGATATGCCATGATAATTTTCCTTTAAAAGTTTGAGCTTCATATAGAAACTCATACTATTATTTATGCCAAAATG